AGAGCTGGGCGCTCAAGACCTATTTGTATCAGCAAGGTGGCATCCGGAGGCTGGCATCGAGCATCAACCGGAACATGCTGCCCGCCATTTGGGCCTGGGTGCGCGGCCTGGCTGCAGGGCTCCTGCCTGCGATAAGCGGGGCTGCGGCGGCCGTGTGGGGCTTTACGACCGCGCTTTTTGCCAACCCCATCACCTGGGTGGTGATTGGAGTGGCTGCGCTTGTTGCCGCGTTCGTGCTGCTCTACAAGCATTGCGAGCCGGTGAGGAATGTGATTCTGGCAGTGGGGCGGGCGCTCAAGACCGCAGGAGAGTTCGTTCTCTTCTTCGTCGGCTTTCTGGCGGGAGGGCTGGTTGCAGGCGCTAAAGCGATTGTGACGATCTTGTCTCATCCGGTCGAGTTCGTGCAGTTTCTGGGGGATGCAATTGGCAGGGTTATCGACTGGGTGACAGGGAAATTCGATGGCTTAAGCCCGGCTCTCAAGACTGCGGCAAAGCTCCTTCTCTCGTTTGTGTTTCCGCCGCTTGCGATCGCGTTCAACTGGGATGCGATCATGACGGGGGTAAGCGCTGCGCTGGAATGGATCCGCGGGCTCGTGCCCAGGTTCATGGAGGCAGGCTCGGCGCTCTTCGATGCGATCACTGCCGGCATCAAATCCAAGTTGACGGCGCCGGTCGAGGCGGTGAAGGGTGTTCTCGGAAAGATTGCGAACCTTATCCCTCATTCCGACGCGAAAGAAGGTCCTCTTTCGGGCCTCACGACGAGCGGCCGGGCGATCATGGAGACCCTGGGGGCAGGGGTATCCGCGGCGGCGCCCGGACTGCATAAGACGATGGCAGGGGCGCTTGCCGGAGCGGCCCTGACCACATCGGTGGCCCTGAGCCCGATGCAGATGTTCGAGCCACCCATCCAGGATCTAAGCGCAAAGGCTGCATGGGAATCACAGGCGATTGCTCCGCCCAAGATACCGGACCTGGCGGCCAAGGTTGACTGGTCCGCCGTAAGGGCGGAAAGCGCGGGGAAGCCCGTCGCCGAGACAAAAAGGTCGGGAGGAGTCCACATTGCCTCACTCAGTGTAACGCTTCCGGGTGTAACCGATGCGGGAGGTTTCGTGGAAGAGCTGAAACGGCTGGTGGAGGGCTTCGATGCGTGACGGAATCCTTACCTTCGAACACGGGGAAGTGCGCCTTAACGGCGAGCTGATCCCCGGTATTCTGAGGAGCCTTTCGGTCACCGGCCTCGTTCGATTCGATGAAGCCAAACAGGACGCAATGTCCGGCAAAGTGAAGACGCCCATAGGGTGGGAGGATGCGGATGTCTTCCTGGGCCTTGAGCTGACGAGCGACGATTCCGCCCTCGGCGGCGATTCCCTGGACTGCTATCAGAAGCTCGCCAGGATCAATGCCATTTTCAAAGGATACGACAATGGCGCGAACCCAAGGGTCTATGACGTGGTGAATCCCCATTTGAGGGCGAGGGGGATCAACCAGGTGGTGTTCTCCTCGCTCGATTCTGAGGAGGGTGATGACGATGATGCGATCAGCGCAAGGCTCATCTTCGTGGAGCACAATCCGCCCGTGCAGATTGCCGAGAATAGGGCGAACGCAAGAGACAAGGCGATCGGCCCGCCTGCTGTCAATACCCCTGCAGAGCCCGCCAAGGATGCCGGCATCATGAAAGATCCGGGGCCGTTCGCAGCGGGATACGAGGGGTGGAAGTGATTACCGGAATCCGCATCCACTGTTTCATTGGAGGCATGGAGTTGCTCCGGGCGCCCCGGATCTGGATCGAGTCGGAGCGGCACAAGGCTCTTTCGCGCGCCGGGATCACGCTGCCTGATCCCAAGGGCGAGATCTGGCGGATGGTTTCAACGGGTGGCCCGGTGGAGATCCGATACGGGTACAGGGATGATGACCCGGCCACGTGGAAAGGCACCGTAGCCTGGAAGCGGCCGGGCACAGAAGACCAGGTGGAAATAGGGGCCGTGGGGGTGGAGCTTCCCCTCTCCGCCACCCGAATCACGCAGGCCTGGGAAAATGAGACGCCGGAGGCGATCATCCGGTGGGCCGTGGGCAGGGCGGGCATGGCGGCCGGACGGATTGATTCGCCCGGGGTTGTTTTCCCCCGCTTTGTGGCTTCCAATATCAACGTCTGGCAGACGGCGAGACAATGCGCGCATACCTGCCAAAGATCATTCGGACTGGACATGAGCCGGTGGGCTCTCTGGGCCGGGGCGGACGGCGCCGTGAACTGGGGAGATTTCGATGAGCCGGGTCTCAGGCCGCGGGTGGCGACCGGGGCCGGGCTGATCAACCACTCCCCGGCCACGGACGCGTACGGTAGGAGCATTGTTGAAACCTTTTTGATTGCCGGTTTCATGCACTCGCAAATATTCAGGTTGCTCGATACAAGGCGGGACATCGATGACGAGCTCAGGGCGCTCAGGGTGCGCCATGAGCTAAATGAGCGATCGGTGCGCACTTTCATCCGGTACGGGGATGAGCATGAAAGGTTCTGAACTCTCAGCTCTCTTGAAGCGCGTGGTGGAACTCGTGATGCCGGACCTGCGCTCCTATTACCGTGTTGTTCGAAAAGCGCGCGTGGTGAAGACTTATGCATCGGACGGCAGGTACTGGGCCGATGTGCAGCCGCTCCGGAACGATGAAAACGTGGATGAGGGCGAGCCGGTGATTTCCAAGGTGGAGATTCCCGTGGTTTGGGCCGGTCCGGAGCGGGGCATTGTGTGCCCGCCCGTAGCGGGAGCATTTTGCGATCTTGAATACTACGACGGGGATCCGGACTATCCGCGGATCAGCAATTTCAGGTGGCATGGGAACAAGGCGCCGGGCTGCGAGCTGGGGGCGTTCATTATTCAGCAGTCCCCTGAGGTGTACGTCAAGATCACACCCGGCGGGGACATCGTCCACAAGACTACGGGCGAACGGGTGAATGAGATCGGCGGGGGCAAGGAGGAGACCGTCGGCGCTGACTGGAATATCGAGGTGGGCGGATCTGCCTTGATTGAAGCCGGGGTGGAGGTGACGGTGCGGGCGCCCCAGATCAACCTTGTCGGTCCGCTCTTGATCACGGGGGTCGGAGGAGGGAATGGAAGCGGAGCGCTGCAGGGGGACCTTAACGTCATCGGCAACATCACCGTAACCGGCGACATCACTGCGACCGGCACGATCATCGATGGGGGCGGCAACACGAATCATCATGAGCACGCGTTATGACGGATCTGTTCGGACAAGACATCAGGCTCGATGAGGGCCTTGAGGCGGTGGTGGCGGCAAACGGGGAACTGGTCCTCACCCAGGGGCCGGAAACCGGATGCCAGGATATCCGGCTGCGGCTCTTCACCCGGCTGGGAACACTTTTTTATGATCAGGACTTCGGCGCCCTGATCCACGACTGGATCAGGGAGGAAAACACCCTGTTCAACCGCTTGGCCCTGGAGGCGGAGATTGCCCGACGCATCGGCCGCGATCCGCGCGTCGTGGTGGGATCTGTGGATTCAAAGGTGGCGGCCTGGAATGAAAACGGGGTAACGGTCCTGGCGAGCTGGCGATTCATAGAAGAAGATCACCCGTACAACCTGGTGATCGATATGACGGATGCGAAGCTTTCGATCGTGGTCGCTGACGTGAATCCGCGGGAGTGAAAACAATGACGCTGCCGATTGAAAAGACCCTTGAAGAGATCCGGCAGGAGATGTTCGACCGTGTCGGCGCTGTGCAGGCCGAATATGCCGCAAAAGGCTGGTTGCCTCGTCTGATGAGCCTGACCAAGGGCGCGATCCGCGGGATGCTGGAATTGTGGAACTGGGGGCTGTATCAGCTCTATGGTTTCATGATGTCCGTGCTGGCCGAGGCCTTCCCCAGCGAGGCGAGCGGGGCATGGCTCGATCTTCACTGCCGGCAGGTGGATGTATACAGGCTGCCGGCCACCCGGGCCACCGGTACGGTGTATTTCATGCGCGTTGAAACGGAGGGCAATGTGATGATTCCCTCGGGCCGCATCGTCAAGACAAAGCCTGACGGCACGGGCGCCGTTCACCGCTATGTGACTACCGAAGCGGCGGTTCTGCCGGACGGACAAGCCGAAGTGGCGGTGCCGGTGCAGGCAGAAGATTATGGGGCGGCGGCCAATGTGACGGCAGGCATGATCAACGAGATTGCAACCATTGTTCCCGGCGTTGACAGCGTGGAGAACCGGGCCGATTGGCTGATCAGCGAAGGTTCGGACAAAGAAGACGATGCCGCTCTTTTCGAGCGCTATGCGTTGGCATGGCAGGAGAAGAACGGATGCACGAAGCATGCATACGAGGCCTGGGCGCGATCGGTGGTGGGTGTTGCGAGCGTCAAGATTGTTGATCAGCATCCTCGAGGCCAGGGCACGGTGGATGTGGTGATCACCGGCGCGGCCGGTGCGCCCACCCAATTGCTGATTGATGCGGTGGACGCAGTGGTGCAGGCCAAGGCCCCGATCAATGATGATGCGCTGGTCAAGGGGCCGGAGCTGGTAGAGGTTGATATCGTAGGAGAGCTGGAGATTGTTTCCGGGGATCCGCCCGCGATCCTGGCCGAGGCTGAGCAGCGTTTGCGCGGACTGTTCTATGGCGGAGCAGCGGTGAAAGGTATTGTGCCAATGAGGGTGGGCCAGGATATACCTTTGGATCTCTTGCGGTGGGCGGTCCTGGGGGTGACTGCGGGGCGGGTGAAGCGAACAACCTGGACTAGCCCGGCAGAGGATGTCGGCGTGTCTGACGACGGGCTGACTGTGCTCAACAGCATCAGCCTGAGCTACGTGTGGGCCAGTGAGGAATAATGGGAGTGTTCTGGGCCTATTTTCGCGACAAACTACGCTGGCCGCTGATTCACCGGCCAGGGGCCCTTTCGGCATTGGTGGAGGGCGCGGCGGGTTTACTGGACGCTGCCAGGGAGGACGTTCTATGGCTTCGCGACCAGTTTTTCGCCGAACAGTGCGAAGAGGTTTTTCTCTCCAAATTCGCCAAGAGCCGGGGCATCGGGCGCGCGCCGCTCGAGACCGACAAGAACTATTTGTGGCGGG